CCATTGACATTATCCAAGTTCTATATTTTTTGACCAACTTAGCAGATACATGTTCATGACCATAATGAGTCCAAAAACCTTTCTTTGGATGTAGTTTTGCAGTTGAGTCCTTTCCTATATCGTGAAACAATGCTGATAAAGCAAAATCTATATCACCTGTTTTTAATGCTCTGTTTGTTACGGCAATCGTATGTTTTAAAACATTACCCTCTGGATGAGCATCTCTTCTTTGGTCATAATTTTTTAAATTCATAACCCTCTTCTTTAAATCACTTGGAAGAGCATCATAGATATCTCTGAATGTCTTAGGTTTAGGTCGAACTGCTATTTCATTTAAGAACTTATCTTTCTCCATATTCTGTATGGCTTTACCGATTTCCTTTCCCTTTACATCCTTTGAAACATCACTACCCTTTACAGATAGTTTAAATTTAACCATTTTCTTTAAATCTTTTCCTATATATTTACCCCATTGGATAATCTGATTATCAGTTAAAGATGTTCTTTCTTGAAATTTTTTAGTTAAGAATATCTTTTCAGGTTTAAAATTCTGTAATGTATTTAAAAATTGAATATTCTGTGCTTCATCTCTTGAGTATCTTAATTTGTTTAATTTACCACCCAATGAATTAGCATCATTCTTTCTTAAAATCCAAGACAATAATAAAATATGGTCATTTTCATCTATGTATGGTTTACTGACTTTTAAACCAGGTAAGATTTGGTCTGTAAATTTTAACTCATCTGTTTTCTGTAGGTAGTTTTTTGTTGATTTTGCTTTCTTAATTGACTTGACAAACTCATCTCTGATTCTTTCACCACTAATACCTTTGAGACTTGGATTATCCTTTAAAGCCTGTTTGGTATCCTTAGACATCTTACCACCAAGAGCACCATGAAATCTAAGGGCTCTTAGTTTTCTTAGTGGATCTTCATCAAATCTATCACTAGCCTTTCCAACAGTTCTTATCTTTCTTTTCTTTAAATCTGCTATACCACCAACTAAATCAACTATATCACCTCTATCTATATCATAGAATAAAGCATTGATTGTTAAATCTCTTCTCTTTACATCACCCTCGATATCCGTATAATCAACAGCACTTGGTCTTCTACCTTTTCCAATATCTTTTCTAAATGTGGCGATTTCGTGTCCACCGACTATAACGACACCAAAATCTTTTCCAACCTCTGCTGTATTAAATCCACCTTTCTTTGCTATTGCTAATACCTCATCAGGTTTAGCATCGGTGGCTAAATCAAAATCCTTTGGGCTCTGTCCTAATATAGCATCCCTAACTGCCCCACCAACTACATATAGTTTTTTACCACTTTTCTTAAATAATTTATGTATCTTTTTAATATCACTTGGAATATTAAGTTTAAGTTTCTTGGATTCTTTTAATTCAGGTATAGATGTTGTTTTTTCATCCGACTTTGAGAGTCTAAATTTTAAAGCAGGTCTTCCATTTATTAACAAATCACCTTTTTCATTCCAATCAATGGATTTGATAACAACCTTTTTGTTTTTAAATTTACCCATCTTAACGGTGTCACCGATCTTTATAGGTAGTTCAACCTCTTGTAATAGTGGTTTAATTATACTCTGTACTAATTTATCCATCACTTAGCAAATAATTTTGATGAACCTGGATCTTTAAATATCTTTTGATTTTTCTTTTCTTTTCTTAACCAAGCCTTTCCTTCCTTACTCTTAATTGGTTTTTTTAGAAACTGATTAATACCTTTTTCAACCAACATTTTAAATCTTTTATGTGCCTGTGCTTTTGATAAATGTTCGTTATTAGATACGATTAAAAAATTAGAACTACCAAATAAACCTTGAAATGCCCCTATGTTGTTTTGTACATCTTGCCAACTCTTTTTAACTATCTCCTCAGGAACCACCCTATCTCTTCCTTGATTTCTTTTTAGTGCTATGTCTAATGATGTATTGACAAAAACCATATATGTATCATATCCGAGGTCTTCTAATTTTTTTTTCTTTTTTTGAACTGAATTAACTTTATGACCAGTACCATCTATAATCACACCTAATCTTCCCTCGGTGTATATTCTTAATCTTTCTTGAGATAATGACTTAGCAAATTTTCTCATACCACTTGTGTCGTAATCTACAGGATTACCAGCCTTATCTGAACCTGTTAGATCAGCAAACAGTTCATCTGGCATGTTATCAATATCAGTAGTCCCATAGTATTTTTTTAATAATAGTTCCAATTCAGCATCTTGATTTACCATCTTTAAACCAGTCTTGGATACATTGACTTTTTCAGGTATACCGAATAGATTTTGAGCCACATAGGATTTACCACTACCTGGTCCACCAGCTAAAAATATACCCTTAAAGATGCCTGGATCTCTAGCACCTTCCATTATTAAGTCTTTTAATTTAATCATACCGACTCTCCATTAGATGTAATATTACACTAATAAATATATAAAACTAAACTTCAAGTCCTCTTTTGAACCAACCATAGTAGAACTTTTCTAAGTCTGGTTTACGAGTAACTAAGTCAGCATAATACTTAATTCTGTATGCTCTGACTCGTTGTAATTCAACATTAGAGTCCGATATAGCCTTTATCGTCTTAGGTCCTAATCCACCATCTACCTTTAATCCAGCACCCTTGGCATTGGCGGCTCTCTGAATAATCTTAACACCTCTTGACTTACCCTGATTCACACACATATCGAAGTAAATGTGTCTCAGTTCTTCTGGCAGACTCTCTACTTTGTTCTTATCCCAATAATGTTCCTTGTAGATTTCTTTTGCTCCATCTTTAGTTAGATTTTTTATATCCACATCAGGATGACTTCTTTTTGCCACTCCAAAATTAGTTTCTCCACCAGGATCTTTCGGGTCGTTTACATAACCACCTTCGTGGTGTAGCACTACTTCTATTATTTCATTAAATTCTGTTAACATATCTATCTCCAGTTTCTTATAAATATCAATTATACCTAAAGTAGTTATAAAACCATTGGTTCTTATTAACTATCTTGTTACACAGATGATCTCCTAAAACTTCTCTAAAATCATTCGGTGTTTGTTCTAATTTTGTTCTTATCTTATGGTCTCCAAATATCCCATGAGCCTCATCATTTTCTGATGTCAATTGTTGGATATTATTCCAATCATGTTGAAAGTAATCAACTTGAAAAAATTCATATAATCTCTTCATATGTTCATCAGGTGCTTGACAAAAATCTTCGTATCTAAAGAACAATACATTTTTATCTAATTTCTGTAATATCATCTCTTGTAATTTAATCACGGTATAACCCGTTGGATGTGTATTAGCCCAAATCCCTACTCTTTGATCTGTAGTAATACCAGTCATATCAATGTTGTTCATTATCTTAACATCTACATCAGGATTTTGTCTAAACTTCTTCTCCATAGAACTATAGATGGCTCTTAAATCTCGTACCATTATAACCACTCGTGGGTTTGGAATAATTTGATTTAACAGATCATAATAAGGTCCCCACATCCTACTCTTATCTAAATAACAAGGTTTATCCGTTACAGCGTTCATAAATCCAGCTATTCCATAACGATTAAAATTTATAAATCCTCTTTTCCAAGTCTCAACATCTGTATAAGCAGTTTCTCTTCCATCATTATATCCAATCCTAGCACCTAAGACTAAATCAATTAATGCTGATGTCGGTGAAGCATAGAACTGAGGATGATGACCAACTATATTTGATAATAAGGTTGAACCAGCTCTTGGTAAGGAAGCATTGAAAAATATTCTTTGTTGTGTCATACTCTACTTAATACTTGATTGAAATCAAACATCTCTTGAACAGAGTTATATGGGCACTCATGGATATTATTATCAAAATTAAAATCAAACAAATAACTACTGATTCTTTGATTAGCTAACTTAGGTTTATTAGCCACTATATTGTCATGTAGTTTATACCCAAATACCTGTGGATGTGTCCCAACCCAAATAACCGATGATTTCATCTTAAAAGCAGCTGCAGCATGTTGTAAACAACTATCTATGAGAATCCTCTTATCCGAACCAGCCAATATACTGAATAATTGTAGATTATCCAATGGTTGATCAACCCTCTCCACACCTTCTAAAACTGGCGATTCCTTTCTACATACATGAAATATATGATGTGAATTCTTATACTTATTGACTATTTCAACAGATAATTCTACTGGCATATCACGACACCAATTATATGGATATTTTTGTTTTTGCATTGGTCCACCATTGGTGTGTAATATCAATGTCGGTTTATCCCTCTGCCAAACACCACTTAATTGCTGTTGAGCATAATTTATTATAATCTGTGGTTGCTGTTCCTTGTATTCCAATCCCATGAGATCACACCAATTGTGAACCAAATGTTGTGAATGATTTACATGAGCAGTTTGATTATAAGCCTCGTGTCTGAATACAATCGTATCCTTATCCTCTATGTAATCTTGATAGAAATGTGGTGTATGCCCCATATGTAGAAGCCTATCAATACCTTTGTGTTGTAAAAATATTTCTGGCCAACTCACCACCATTACTAATGTTCTATCTGAATATGTTTTTTTTAAATCTCCTATCAATGATGTGGAAGCTACATTCTTACCCAAACCACCTTGTACATGCCAAACTAGATATTTTTCCATAATGTAATATAAGTCTTTTTTAGTTAAATTCCAAGCACTTTATCGTATCTTAGCTCTGTGAGTGAATTAGGATCACCCAAAGCACCCTTTGGAACAATATTCATAGACACCGATTTTCTCGTATATTGGGTTTCATTCGGTGGAACTGAATGCATAAAATGTGATGGGAATATCAATAACAATCCTGGTTTAAAATTTATACGGAAATTCTCCCAAGCGAATGGATGATTTCTCATATCATCTTTTTTTCTTGCCTGAACATATGGTTGATGTGAAGTTCCAGTTGGTCTCATAAACTGAATTGCTGGTGTATCCTCCTCAGTATATCCATAGAAGAAAACAGCCGATATCATTGAATTAGGATGAGTGTGTGCCATATGGAATTGACCTGGCTCTTTCCAGCTCACCCATGTTTGTGAAAAAACATACTCGGGATAATCATAACATAGGGTGTTTTGAGCAAAGTCTAAGACTTCACCCAAGACATATTTTTTCAACTCAGCACACTCTGGCTCATCCATTATATAAGTGTTTTTACTATGTACTCCGTATTCCCCTTTTGATGGTTTATCAATTAACATCTCCGTGTTATCAAAGACATTACAAGCAGTTGATAACTCAGGTGGGATTGAATTAGCATACAAAGGTGTTGGAAATAAACTTAATATTTCTCTTTCTTGTTTCATACATACCTACTATAATCTAAATGAGAGATGGTGTGTTCATCACCAATCGAACCTTTGGGTAATGCGTTTATACCGAGAGATTTACGAAATTCTTTATTGGGATTTGGTGGAACACCATGAGAAAGATATGAGGGAAAGATAACTAAATCATTTTCTTTTGGGTGATAATAATACTCAACTTGAGAGAACGGGTGTTCTTGGTAATCGTCTTGTAGAGATGGCTCTATGTATGATCGTCTATTACCTCCGGCTTTATATGAAAAACATATCGGTGGATCACCTTCTTTTATCTCATAGTAGAACACAGAAGATATCAGAGTATTTGGGTGTGTATGTGCTTTATGTGACATATTAGTATCTTTTCTTGTTAACCAACTCTGAGTGAACACTATATCATCCAAAGCATATCTATGTAGATTTCTTCCATAGTCCAACATACAGGCTCTTACAAAATGTCTTAAATCCTCACAGATAGGATTATCTATAATATAACTATTCTTCGAAACATATCCATATCCTAGTTGAGCTTCATTAAACTCCTGTGAATCAAAATATTTAATTAATTCACTCGTATTATTTGGATAATTCGCTATATAGATTGGAATGGGAAATAACCCGATGACCTGAGCATTTGGATTATTAACCATATTCTTCTTGAGATTCTCCTGGTTGAACAAAATTTATTGCTATGGATATCCTATCTTGTTTTTCTAAATTGGGTTCTACACTATGATAAGTCCAAGCAGGTATGACGAACAAAAAGTTTGTCAATGGTGTTATTGGAAAAGCAAGTTGACATATAGGTGAACCCTTGTACTTTCCCGCAAAAAACTCCATGTTATCATCCCTTTCAATCATAAAATTACCAATATTTGGTCCTTCGGCATCCACATAGTAGACAGCGGATAGGATGGCGTTTTGATGATCATGTCTTCTATTGTATGTATGGGTTGGATTTATATTCACCCAAAGGTTTCCAACTTTTAGATCATTAATTCCTGTGATTTGAGTACAATAACCATTTATATATGATGTAATTTGATCAACAAGAAAAGTCAAAGCTTCGGGTATTGGTTTTAACATATCTTTACTATGAAATCCACCACGATTTGATATCACCACCCCATCGGTGTTTTTCATTAAATGATAACAATACTCCTTTATTGAAGCATTATCCACACCTTTGACTTGTGTTTGCCAGAATGGTGTGGCAAATAACATATGTTCTTGTGATATAAAGTTTAAACTTGGTTTTTCTACCTGTGGTTCTTTTATTATAAATTGATCACTCATCGAAACGGCTCCCCACCAGTCCAAAAAACTAGCGCTCTTCTCTCACCTTTAGTAATCGGTGTTATGTTATGTAGGTAAAATGTCGGCATTACCAAAACATCTCCTTTCTCTCTCGGTAGAGTTATGAATTGCTCTCTACCACCGTACCAGACTTGAAATTCACCTCCCTCGTAGTCATTTGGATCACTAAGTTGTACGGTGGTAGCAAGTTTTCTTCTATTCACAGCACCTCGTCCAATATCCATATGCCAATCCAAATATCCACCTTCTTTTCTTGTATTACCCGTTTTATCAGGTTTATTTGGTGTGGGATAAATTACATAATGTAAATGATCGGTTACATACTGAATATCAAATTGAAATAGAGCATTATTAGCCTCTATGGTGAGTTTTTCTAATTCATTATATAACCACCAAGAATTTTTATCACCTGGTACGTAAGCAATATCTCTATTGTTACTATAGTATTGATCTGTTGGTTCATCATCACTACCCGTTCCACCCTTTTCAAATTTATATCCACCCCTACGAATCATTTCATGAATGGCTTCAATCTTTTCATCATTGAAATATTTTGGATAATAATAAAAATCATTGAAGTTACAAGGTCTGACTTCTTGTTGTATTAAATCAACTTTTCTCATTTTCTTTCTCTATATTTTTCTGATATGTCATATCAGTAGGATTAATAAATGTAAACCAACCAGTTAGAATATATTTTGTTTCTGTAGGAGATACGATACCACGATGTGTATGTGTCCAATCAGTTGGCCAACATACAATTTTTCCAGCTTCAGCTTTTTCAAAATGTTGTTGATAGAAAAACTCTGTCCAACCTCTATCATGAACATCATTGAGATAAATCATCCAAACACCAACTCTATCACGAGTATCCCGACTGGCTCTCTCACAATGAAACTTATGATATCCCTCATCAGGAAAAAATCGTTGCATATTGAATGTAAAGTTGATTTCAAATGGATCAACAAAATCCAATCCCATATAGTATTGAGCAATCCAATCTTGTCTA